CTGGTTAGACAAATGTAAGGACGAAAAAGGCAACTACTTAATGCAAAAAGATGTTACCACAAGCACTGGATACACCTTCCTAGGTAAGGAAGTCATTGTTATCCCTAACCGTACATTGGCGTCTGAAGGCGGGGTAGCACCAGTCTTTGTAGGTAGCCTTGAAGATGCAGTTACTTTGTTTGACCGTGGATTATATGAAATCACTGAAACGGAAGTAGGCGGTAAAGCCTTTGAACGCAACTCACATGATATCCGTGTAATTGACCGCTTTGACGTGCAATTGTGGGATTCTGAAGCAGTCCACTATACAGAAATTGATACCAAGGTAGCCCCTGCGTTACCGTCTACTGCTAAAAAATCAGTCTAAGGCGGTGAGGGCAGTTGGTAACAGTTGAAGATTTGTTATTGGCCTTACGGTATGACGATGAGGAACGTCCCTATCTTGAAACCCTGATACCAGCTTGTAAAGCCTTCCTACAAATAGCAGGAGCCTATGACGAAACCAATCCACTCACAAAGTCTGTCATGCTACAGATTATTGGCTTTTGGGCCGACAATCGTGAGTTAAACCATGCGGACTTTGTGAAGATTGGTCAATTTCCTATAGGTATCCAGTCATTGATTAATTCCTTGAGATTTGGAGTGATGCCTAGTGAAGAGGGTTAAAGCCAACGATTTTAGGCACCATATCCAGTTTTATGAACAGGTCAATGTTCCTAACGGTAGGGGATACTCAATCCAGTGGGAGCCTACTTTCAAGTTGTGGTGCAGGGAACGCACTGTCTTTAGGGAACAACTGGAAGCGGTAATCAGTGGGGGGAATACCTACCGTGATAGGAAAGAAATGGAAACACGTTTCACCAAAAAAATCACTAGTGGTCAACGGTTTATGTATGAGGGTTTTTTGTATGAGGTCTCTATCGTTGGTGATACCGTTGGCGACAAAAAATATACACGTTTTTTGGGTGAGACGTTGAAGGACGGGGGTGCTTAATGGAGTGGAAACTAGATATTGACGGGGTAGACGTATTGATGGTCAAGCTTGATGAATTGTCTGACCGCCAAAGAAGACAAGCCAATGCAGGTCTCAAAAATGGCGGTGAGATTCTCAAGGAAACCATTTCCAAAAATACGCCTGTTAGTGACCTTCCAAAACACGTAACGCACGCCAAAGACTCTGTAATTAGAAGTGCGATTAAACAGGAAGGTGAGTATCGTAACGTGAAAGTAGGTTACGATGGAGCACACGCTTGGTATATGTGGTACCTAGAAAAGGGGACCTACAGTAAAGGGAACCCTAAAGGAATTAAGCCAAGACACATGGTAGAACATTCCATTGAAGAGTCTAAAGGGGCAGTCAGTGAAGCCTTGATTGAAGCAATGCAGAAAATCATGGGAGGTTTTTAATATGCTTTTCGATTTGGAACCATTGATTCAAAAGGCCTTGACTGATAACCCTCAAATTACAGCTTATGTAGCCAAGATAGGAAACGGGTATCCGAACATTGGGGCTAATTACACGCCACACGGTATCTTTCCATTGATTGAATACCATCAAATTTACGGGTCAGACCATTCCTTTGGAGACGACAGCTTATTAAGCAGGCAATACAGTTTTCAAGTGGGTATATACAGTGAGAATGCAGATTACTACCTGATTCAAGATGAATTAGACAATTGCATGAGGGAACAGGGGTGGACCTGTTACAACGACTATACCTACTTTGTAGACGAAAGTGGTATTTACCACAGGATTTTTAGTTACACGATTACCTTGACCTTGGAAATGTACCAAGAGTTACAAAACAAATACTTGAATGGAGAGTGAAAAATAAATGGCACAAATTGGCGTTAAAAAATTAGTAGCCTTTCCACTAACAACTGATACTGAAACAGAAACCGCTTATGGTGCAGCGGTACGGTTAGCACCACTGATTAAGATTGAATTGACACCTAACACGGTAGAGGGGTCACTTTATGGTGATGACGATGTTGTCTATTCCAACTTTGGTATGACGGGTTATAACATTACCATCGATACAGCAGACTTATCACCTGAACACCTTGCTTTATTATTAGGACACAAGAAAGACTCTGCTGATGGTATTACCATTAACAGCAACGATGAAGGACAAGCAGTAGGTCTTGCCTTTGAGTCAAAACGTGCAGACGGTAACACACAATTTGTCGTACTGTACAAGGTGAAATTCTCACCATCAAACGAAAGCTATGAGACTAAAGGTGAGAATATCACTTATCAGACACCACAATTAACAGGTAAAGTATTGCCACGTAAGAAAGATGGTAATATCAAATATTCTGTCATTTCCAAGACAGCTCCTGAAGCGTGGTATACCACACCACAATCTGCTCCTGCATAAGGTGTCGGTGGTTAATTAAGTCGCAACAAGGGGAACGCTATTTAAGTGTTCCCTTTTTTTATTGGAGGTAAACAAATGCAAGTAACATTAGGTGATAAGGTTTATACCTCAAATGCGGTAACAATGGGTACCTTGATGAAAATTCTTAAATTGGAGAAAACCATCAAGGAACGTGAAGAGTTAACCTTGAGTGACGACAAGGAAGCCTTGGCTAAACTTATCGAAACAGCGAACCAAGTGGAGGAAATCGACAAGAATGTGGAATTGATTGTGGAATATTTTGGCAATCAATTCACGAAAGAAGACTTTTATAATCTCAAAACGTTTAACAGCATTCTTGAATTCCATCAATTCATGATGGTCATTGTTTTTGACGCTATGTACAGTACAGATTTTGGAAATGGTGATTCTGAAAAAAAGTAGTAGACCCTGACTTTGTGGACGACTTATCCATGGAAGTCTTTTTGAAGAAGTTTTACACCTATCTTATGGACAAGTACCATTGGACACCTGACACCATAGACAAGTTGGTTGTACAGCAGATTTTCGACTTGGAGTTTGGCAACTGGAAGAACAAGAAATATGAGCCACTGGATACGATAGATAATATTCCAGGATTTTAGAGGAAAGGAGGAAACAGATGGCAGAAACACCTTTAGGCAAGTTAGTTGTAGAACTAGGCCTGGACTCTATTCAATTTGATAAAGGGATAGACAATGTTAAAAACAGCTTGAAAGTCCTAGCCAACTATACCAAGGCAAGTAAAAGTGAAATGAACCTCTTGTCAGGCGGTATGGGCAGTACAGCCAACGCTATGCAGGCCTTGAAACGTGAGTACGATGCCACGGGCGTTATCGTGGGTAAATATACGGATATCGTTAAAAAGAGTAAGCAAGGAATTGATGAGATTACAACTGCTTATCAAAATGGAGCGGTCACTCAAGAACATTATGAACGTGAGATGAAAAAACTTGAGAAGCAGATGACCACGAACCAGTCAAATGCACTCAAGTATCAAGCTTCTATGAACGATATAGCCCTTGCTTATAAAAATCTAGCGATTGAGAATTACAAGGCAAACAATGTCTTTTTCAAAATGGGCGGTGCTTTGGAAACAGCAGGCGGTAAAATGACTACCTTTGGACGTAACCTAGGCAATGTTGGACGTGAATGGACACGGGTAGGTGGCTTGATTGGCGTTGGGGCAGGCTTGATTATGAAGTCTGCTATCGACTATGAACAGGCGTTGGCAGGCGTGAAGAAAACCACGGACGCCAATGTAACTCAAATGGGCCAACTGTCTCAAGGCTTTTTAGACCTATCTAAAAACATTCCAGTTAGTGCAAAAGAGTTGGCCAACATTGGACAAACAGCAGGTCAGTTAGGTATTCATATCCCTAACATTTTGAGTTTTACAGACACGATTGCCAAGCTTGGAACAGCCACTAATATTGTCGGTGAAGAAGGGGCGTCCCAGTTGGCACGGTTTGCCAATATCATGGGAATGTCCCAGGATAAATTCTCTAATTTTGGGAGTACGTTAGTTGCATTGGGTAAATTTATTGCTCACTTATTGAGAAATCAATAGGACAAAATAACGAACAAAATCGGTGAAATCTGTAAAGTTGTGGTAAAAACAACAGGAAACACCGAGGTAAACACGGAAACTAACAAGTCCGTGTCACCGTAGAGCGTAGGCCTTGAAACTAGCAATAGAATAAAACAGGCCCAAGAGTGTTCGTAACCTGACCATGTAATGATGAAGGTTAAAATGTACGCCGAACTTGCACGAAAGTGTAAGAAGTAAGGATAAAAAGCCTTACGATAACAATTTGAATAATTTCGCAACTACTGAATCAGAAATTTTACAAATGTCTCTTGGCCTAGCAGGGGCAGGGAAACAAATTGGCCTTACTGAAGCACAAGTAGCAGGAATGGCTACCGCTATGAGCTCCCTAGGGATTGCTTCTGAACGTGGGGGCTCCACTATGAGTAAGGTCATGATTAACATGGCTACTGCAGTGGAAACAGGCGGTAAAGAGTTACAAGAGTTTGCTAACGTTGCAGGAATGAGTTCTGAACAGTTTGCCAAGGCTTTCAAGGAAGACGCTGCTGGCGCTATCAGTGCATTTATTGACGGGTTAGGACACGCTAGCGACAAAGGCCGAACCGCTATCTCAATCCTTGAAGAAATGGGGATTAAGGAAGTACGGTTACGGGATACCCTCTTACGGGCAGGCGGTGCTAGTGAATTGTTTGCTAGTGCGATTGGCCTTGCCAGTGATGCCTTTGTAGAGAATACAGCCTTACAACGTGAGTTTCAAACCTTTAGTGATACCACAGCTAGTAAGCTTCAAATTGCCAAAAACAGATTTTCTGAATTGGCGATTACAGCAGGTAGTGAGTTGTTACCATCTCTTGTGGACTTTTTAGAACAGGGTCTCAAGCCTGTCATTGGCGGTATCAAGAACGGTATTGAATGGTTCCAAAATCTGAATGAAGAACAACAGCAACTGGTTATTAAACTTGGTATGGTGGCCGTTGCAGGTGGTCCTGTATTGTCATTCCTTAGTAGCTTGATTACCGTAACTGGTGGCGTTGTGAGCGGTGGCGGTAAGTTGTTAACTTTCATCGGTAATCTTGGCCTAGGCCTTGCCAAGATGAACGGGCTAGGAAATATTGCAGGTGGCGTGGCAAACCTTGGAACAAGTGCAGGAACAGCAAGTGGTGGCGTTGGTCTCTTGTCAGGGGCAGTTGGTAAACTGATGGGCTTTGCCTTAAACCCTTGGGTGATAGGCACAACCGTTGCTATTGGGGTGGCAACAGTCGCTTGGCAAAAATGGGGAAAATCAGCAGTACAGGCACAACAGGATATCCAAAACTTTGGGACAACCGTAAGCAAGGAAACAAGACAAGCGTTAGAGTCCTTTGAAGGCGGTATTGACAAGATGTCAGTAGCCCTTGTCGATTTTAAGGGTAATAGTGACCTTGCAGGTCAAGCGGTAACAGATATGGTTACCACAATCAAGGAAACAGCCGACAAGGAACTAACAGAGACTGCAGAAACCTTTGCTAAGTTTGGACCTAAAGTACAGGAAATCTTGAAGGATTCCATAGACGAAAAGACAAACTTATTCAACGGTTACAAGCAACAAGCAGATGAAATCCAAGGACAAATTACAGCAGTCTTTGCCAAGGCACAAGAGGAAAGACGTACCCTTACTGACCAAGAAAATGCTTATGTAGAACAGAAAACAAGAGAGCTAGCAGAAATCATGTCCAAAGTGACTGATGAAACGTCTGAAGCACAAAAGAAGATTTTTGAGAACTTGACTATTGACGTGGACAAGCTATCCAATGAACAACTCTTGAAAAGGCGTAAGGCTTTGGAAGAAATGGCCAAGGACGCACGTAAAGCAGGTGAGGAACAACTAAAAGCCCTTGAGGATATGTTTACCAAAGGTGAAATCTCTTACCAAGAGTATGTGGACGGGGTGAAACAAGCGACTGCAGATACAGAAGCACAGATAAAACGTATTGCAATTGCTATATTTGACACCATGAAAGCACACGGTCAAAGTAGTGAGTATATCAAACGTCTGTTGGCAGAATTAGGCTTTTCTTATGAGGAGATTGAACGGGCTAGTAATAACCATAGGGCTACTGTAGAACGCAACAATGCCTTGCTAGCCAAGTCCACAGCAGATGCTACCAAAGAGGTTAAAGAAGCTGGTGAAGAGTGGAACAAGCTAGTCTTGGAAGACAAGGAAGGTAAGTTACGCACCAACGCCCTTGAGTTTTTACAGGAAGTAGCAGACGGTGAAGGCGGTTGGGAAAAGCTTGAGTTTATCATGAAGCATGCAGATATTTCCTCAAACATTAAAGATGAAATGTCTCAAATTTTCATCATGAATGGCAAGTGGTATGAG